GCAATTTATTTTTCCATTTAACCTCAGGATTGTTTTTATAAATCCTCCACTGAAAATCAGGCCATTGGATCCATCCTTTATCATTTTGTTTCCAACCCCAATGTTGTATATGCTGTTGAGTGATACCTTGAACTGTATTTATTCTAGGAACTAAAATAACATCTACATTATTTTCTAGTATAGCTGGGAGGTTTTCTATTAGACTACTATTAGGGATTTCATCAGCATCAATCTGGAAGATATAATCACCAGAACATAATGATGTTAGTTTATTTTTCCAATCAGCAAAGTGTCCTCCAAAGTAATCAATATGTAAGGTGATATGTTTATTGTTACGATATGAATGTAAAAGAGTTTCCATTTCTTTGGTAGAGTTAGAATCATCAAATAACACCACAATTTCATCTTCTTCTCTTTTATATTGAATTAAAAAATTAAGAAGGCATTTTATCTCTTCTAATTCATTGCAAACTGTAATAGCATAACTAATTTTCATGTAACTATAATATAATAAATTATCCTAATAGGCCAACATATTCTAAAGCATCTATAAATTCTCTTTCTTCAAAATGCTGAAGTGTGTCCATGTTCATTTTATATTCATAGAATTTACCTGGTTGTTTAGGAATTGGGTATTTTTCTTTTTCCTCTTCTGTTACTTTAGTTGCCTTAACAGCTGCCCATTTCCATTCATTAGCATTAGTACCATTTGCAAAAACCATACCTTGTGTTGGGTGATTGATTGTTTGTGGTAACCAAGTTAAACCGGTGTTTGAATCTTCCCAAGCTAATACTTTATATAACTCAGGTAATACTTCAAATTGTTCTTTATAGAAATCACTATCTTTAGTCATTAAACTATTAGTCCAATACCCACAAGATAAAGACATCCAGTTTGTAATTTCAGGGGTAACCTGTGTTTCATAACACAGATCACCTCCTGATTTAGGGCAAGTTATAATTTTATCCGGCGACATTTTCTTCTACTTTTTTAAGTTTTGGTAGTTCAATTTTCTTTAATTGAGGTAATTTTAACTCAATTGCTTTTGGAAACTCAGGAATATATTGATCAAACAATTGATTTACTTTATCCTTCATTTTATCCCAACTAAATTCATTTTTACTCTTATATGCTTGACGCTTAGCTCCATCAGCATATGTTTTATAATTTTCAAACATATTTTTTAAATGGTGTCCTACATGGCCTGTATCAACTGAAAACCATTGTGATTCTTTTAATAACCAATTGTTAGCTGCACTTGGATGAACATTAGTCATAGTTCCTGGGAGCATAGTGGTAAATTTTTCATCTAAGAAATCTTTATGGCCACTCCAATTAGTTGTAATAATTGGTTTCTTGGTTAAACTAAATTCTAACAATGGACGACCAAATCCTTCACCTCTAGTTAAATTAATCATTGCTTTTACTTTAGAATGATTGTATAACTCATTCATCTCAGCATCAGTAAACTCACCATGTAGTACATAAATGTTAGGTAAATCTTTTGAATTAACTGTCTTTTTAATCATGTTAATTCGTTTTAAGATTTCATCTCTATCAATATATGAAGAACCTACTTGAGATGTTTTTAAGATAAGTGCTGGTTTTTGTTTTTTATTTTTAAATGTTTCATAAAATGCTTTAACTAACAAACCAACATTTTTTCTATCCTCACCTAAATCACCATTAATCCAATGGCCTACAAATAAATAACAGAATTTATCTTTAATATTAGTTAATTCAGGAAATGATTCTACTGTATCAAGTGGCTTATAGATATCAGTATTTACTCCTTCAAATAACACTTCAATTGGTTTTTCAACTTTAGCTTCTCCTACTGGTTGGTTAGTGCGTTGATCTACTTTTTGGAGTATAGTTTTAAGGAATGTTTCTTTTGAATGCTCAGAAGAAGTTAATGTCAAATTCATTCTATTAATACCTTCAATCCAGTCACCAGGTGATAGTGTTGTTTCAATACCCGCTGTTACCCCAATGTTGTATTTACCAACAGGTTGAAATTCACTTGGAATTGTGATTTGCATCCATACCTCGGGTGGTTTTGGAAGTTGAGGTTGATCAAATAGATGAGGTATCAAGAATGACCACTCAGGGTTATCTTCAATAAAACCCCAGGGTGTATTACCCCACATTTGAGGAATGACTTTAACATCATATTTGTCTGTCTCAATGATTGCTTTAACTAAATCTCGAGAACGTGCTCCGTATCCACTATATGTGTCAATCGGACAGCTAATAAAAAATAATGGTTTCATATAACTTTTTAATTTTAATATACTAATTCGTGAGGTACTGTTTTGGGTTTGATTTCATTAGCATTTACTAACTCATATTTTTCTCTTGGTTTCCAAGTTTTAAACAATTTATCTAAAGTGTTAATAACATTAACACCCATTTTCTTGCCTGTAAATCCAGCTTCATCTGATAAAGCCCATTCACGGCCTTTTAAACCACATGTTTTTCTTTCTTCTTTAGACAAGTTATAAACTGCTTTAATTTGTTCAGCAGCATCTTCCGCGTTACATCTATCATCCCAAATATAAGGTGTCAATGGTGAACCTTGAATTGAGCGGTTAGTTGGATAAACTGGAAATGCCCATTCACCGTGTTCTTTAATGGTGCCATTATGGTTTGAAGGAAATTTATCATCAAAGTCAACCCACTTACCTTTTTTACTAAAGCGCATCTGGTCTTGCATTCCACCTGTTACATTAGCAATAATTGGATTTCCTACTAATAATGCTTCAGTTAAACTTAATCCCCAACCTTCATTATTGGTTAATTGGATTTGACAGTCAGTGCTGTTATAAAGTAAATTCATTTGATCAGGTGGAAGCATATGTTGTGAGAAGATAATATTATATTTTGAGTCATCACCAAATAACATTTCTCTTACTGCTTCTAAGTCAGTGCCATTATCATCTACTATTTGAGTATGTAATACAAAGGCACAACGTTTTGCTTGTTCCTCAGATAATCCGTCAACAAACAACTTATAAGCCATCATTGTATCTGGGATCTGTTTTCTACGAATATTTCGAGAGTTAAAGAATAGAGCAAAATCAATTTCTTTACCTACAAATAATTTCTTTTTAAATTCCTTCAATTCAGGAGTATTATCAACTGGTTTAAAGAGATTTTCATTTAAACCATGAGGTACATACTGAATGATTTTGTTTTTAGCTTTATCACCCAACACTAAAGTATTAATGTTTTTAGTTTGTTTAGAGATAGCTAATAGAGCATCACATGACTCATAATACGATCTATTATACATTGGAGCTGGATAGTCATCCCAAATGTTAAGATAAATGATAGGCATTTTCTTTCTAATCTCGTTTTCAATTTGGAATAACCAAATGAAATATCTTGGATCAGTAATTAAGAAAATAGCATCTGGCTTTTCAGCGTGGATTAAATGTCTAACCAGTCTAGCATCTCCATATCCGTTAGTTGGATATAGAATAACTGAGCTGTCAGTTAAACCAGTGTTATTATTAGTATCTGCTGATAAATCCATCCGTTTATTAGCTTCAGGATGGTTTATAGCTCCTCCAATGTTAACCCAATTAAAATGTTGAGCTGTGTTTAATACTAATTCTCGAGCAACTGTAGCTACTCCTGAGTGTACTCTTATATCATCGCAGATTAAGAGTATTTTTTTCCTCTCATTTTGAGGAAGGTAAGCAAAACTTTGATTCATAAAACTTTTATCGGTCTAAATTATTGTGATTGTGAATTGACTTTCTAAATTCATCTGATGTAAGGTATAAATGGACTGTTCTATCTACAAGCTTTTGTAAAGAAAATTTTCGTTTAACACATTCCATTTTAAAATCTTCAAACAAGTCACTTTGAACTTTAACACTTGTTAGTGTCATATCTTTTTTATCCATAACGTTTATTTATTATATACGTATATAAATATTCCGCAAGGTCTACTTATTACATAATTCCTTATTCTCATTAAAAGGACACCACTTACAATTTTTACTTGGTGTTATAGGATGAGTTATGTCTTTATATGTCCCATCTATATTAAAGCATTCATTTATAAAGTTATTTATAGCTGTTAATGCTTTTTTCATTTTAATTTTACCACTTGGAGGAGCAAATTCTTGAATTCGACTTTGTGGGTATTCACTTTTTTCCCATATTTTTCTCTTTAGTATCATAAACTCAACTTCAATATTATCTTCAGGTATACTATACTGTTCACTAAAGTATTTTTTGTAGAATAACACTTGAAATTGTTTACGTTCATCCTTTTTAGTGTCTTCGTTCCATCCTCGAGTTGATGTTTTAAAGTCGTATACTTTAAATGTATTTGTAGGTTCATGATACATTATGAGATCAATAAAACCCTTGTATAAAACGTTTTTAAACGCGTTATTAGGCGTTATAACAATGGGTAACTCACAAGCAACCAAATACCACCCTTGTTTACTAAAGTAATTACCTCGTTTTTTCTTAAAGTAATTTATAATAGCTATACCGTCATCAAAAAACTCTCTCATTTCAACAGCGTCAGTGAAGTGAGTATCTTTATTTGCTTTGTATTCTTCTAGGTATGTTTTTCTAAATTCATCTTCAAAAAATGTTTCTAAATCAAACCTATCAGCTGCCGCAGCACTTTCACTATACGCTAAAGTGAGATAATGCTGAATGGCACTATGCATAGCGGTTCCGAAAACAGTATGGATAGTAGATTGATATTTTTGGAGGCCATTAACATATTGTAATTCCCACTTATGAGGACATTCATGGTAGATGGAAAATTGACTGTAAGAAATTGTTTTATGAAATGCATAGTTTATTTCTTGTATGGGTTGTTTTTGAATTGTTTTTACTATGGGTGGTATTTTCACAATTCAGTCTCTTTAAGATATTGTTGTCTAAGTTTTTCTAGATATAGAATTGCATCCATATGTTCTTGTTTAGCATGTTCTATCCAATCTATTAGAGCTAAATCTTCTCTATCTAAATCAGTACCATATTTTTCTTTACCTTTGATACTGCGCTCTTCAAATTGTTTTATAACTGATGTTACTATACTATCTAATTTCATTTTAATAACTTTTTAATTTCTTTATCATCAACACCTCTTTTCTTTAAAATATTTTTAATAGTATCACTATGATGCATATGATAATATTCATTTGCCTCACGCAGAGAGCACTCATAATGAGATGCTAAATGCTTTAATAGCTCCTCTTTAGTTTTAGTTCTATTTGATTTAATATATTTTAAAAACATGTTTTTCTTTGGGATCATATATAAATATAGTTTATATATTTTTTCTTTTTCAGTGTAAGGAATATTTTGAATCAGATTTACAAACTCAATATACTCAGGATTCATACTGAGGAAGCGATGGATCAAATAAGGATTAAATGATGCTTTGTCTTCCTCAGTAAATGAGTCCCAAGGTTGTTTTTCGTAAGTGATTTGCTTAAGCCAATCAAATAT